CATTCTGCTCATGAGTGAGCGTCTTGCCAGCGAAGCCAATACCATCAAAGTTGCCGCTGTTCGGATTGAACCGGCCGCCGAACCTCCAATTTTCTTCTTTTGCATATTCAGCAAGTAGCGCCCGCAGCCGCTCCACCTCATCGCTTGCCTTATTCCAGCCGGCCGCTAGGCGCTCAGTTTCTCCTAACTGAGCTGTGAGTTGCGCCCGCAGCCGCTCGATCTCGTCGGCGGCCTCGCCCATGAGCTTCATTTCGTCCATGAGACTTTCAGGCTGGACAATGTGTTCGCGCAGCCGCTTAGCAATATCGCTCATTCCTTCCCCTCCAGCGCGCGGCGGGCCTGATAGCCGTCATCACAGTGGCCCGGATGATTAGGATGCATCGTGTTCACTTGTGCGCTTGCATACCATGTCAGCACCGCCCGCAGCCGCTCGTTCTCCAAATTCAATTCATATTGCCGTGAAACTTCCTCGGTTAGTAGCTCCGTAAGCCGCTCAATCTCGGCGCTCTGATCCAATCTCGCCGCCGCCTTCTCGCCACCACACAGCGCCGCAATCTCGTCCTCAGTCATCGACACACCCTCCCATCACACCACGGCGGCCGCTCCCCCGCCGCACACGCCGCACGATTGCACCACCACCCCAACGCAACATCCCCCCCCCAACAACCACCCAACCAAAAATCCCACCACCGCCCACCTCATTTTCATCACTCGCCCCCAGGTTGTAAACGGGAACCCCGCTTTTGGGGAATTTTCCTACCGCCCCCTCATTCGATTTTTGTATCGATGGTAGACCTCGGCTCGACCCCGAGCGAAGTGGCGATTGCGGCAACCGTCGCCGCAAAACTGTTGCTGTGATCGATAACGGCCAAATACGCGCCCACATTCCACGCAAGTCGTCTCTGCGCGCGCCGCTTTGCGACGATGCTTGCGATAAGCCATCGCTTCAGTTCCCGGCTCGTCTCACGGCATAATCGACCGTCATTCCACTCAAGTTCAGGAATGCAAAGATACTTTGCATAGCGATGCTCCAAACGCCTCTTAACATGCTGACAACGCTCCTCAAACTGCGTCGGATGCTCCGTCCCAGCCAGCAAATTGCACTCGTGACACGCCGGTAACAAAACCCCCCAATCCGAATACGACCGTGGCGGAAAGTGATCCATAGAAGTTGCCGTCTCTCCGCAATACACGCATTGGTAGCCTTTTATCGTCGCCCTAAACACCGCCGCCCTGGCCGCCATCTGCGTAAACTCGCGTTGGCAACGCCAATACAATGCCACGGCACTCTAGCCCACACAAGCGAACGGACACCCCCTCCCAGCCCCAGCAAATGCCATTCCAGTTCCAGTCGAGCATCCCTATCCACAATTCCAAACCCATTTTTTCGTTTTTTGGAAAATCCTAAGGGAGGTGGGGATGGCCAAAATCTAGAGCCCTCACGATCGAAAAGGGGTATCCCCCCCGGTTTTTCTCAGGTCGAGCACAAGGCCGCGGCGCCAGCCGGGGTCGAGCCTCGCTGCTGCAACTGACGAACAAATAGCCTCTTCTTCGCCAGTCCTCTTCAATGATATCAAGCACTTAGCTCTCCATTGCCACAATCGAGCGTCGTTTCGCCTTTCGTTCACGGTCAGCTATGCGCGCCAGGTCGACCGGCGGTCCCACCACGCGCGCCACCAGGCCGCAAGCCGTTGTACCCGCACACGAAGAGGCTGCATCGTTTTGCTCCCTTTGAGCCTAACTAGGCGGACTAGCCAAGCGAATGGACTATCGAGGTCAGCTATTGCTCAGCATCTCCACATTGTTGTTTTTCCTGTTGTTTTTTCCATTCTCGGAGGATTTCGTGGTCTTTTGCGGTGACTTCGTGGGGAGGTTTTTTTCGGATGGCGTTGATGACGTCTGGGGCATCTGTTCGGGCGAGGCGTTCGGTGAGAGCCGAGCGAGTGAGCGCGCCTTGATGGAGCGCTGGAGCGAGCGAGCTCGGCGTTTGGTCATTCTGACGATTGGCATTTGGGACCTCATGCGCGGCCTCAGACAAGGAAGGAAGTTCTATACTTGCTTTGTGGTTACCGCCGTTTTGCAGACGTTTTGCATGGGTTTGATGGTCTGCAATTGCTTGGCCGATGCCCTGCTTTTGCAGCGCCGCTTGCTTGCGTTTCCTAGAGATTTCCTCGGTTCGATGTAGCTCTTTGAGGACACGCAAATGCAGCACCATCACGGGTAGCCCGTCACTGGCAGGTTGGAACTCGAAAAACGGCTCCAGCGCTTTCCATACTTTTTTCCAGTGAAAGTTGGATACCCGCGCAATGCGCTGTGCTCGATCGAGTGGCACCAACCCCTCATTCTCCCAAGCATGCGCGATCAGAAACAAGTAGGCGCCAGCTTCCTGCGCCGTGAGCTCCATCGTGTTGGCAAGAAAATCGCCCCAGAAGATCGGCATCCAAGGATGTCTCATGACCACCGCTGCCATGTGTCCGCGATTTGCTCCACACACTTGAACGGATCAGCGTTAATCTGCGAACCAGAGAACCGAAATAACGGTAATCGTTCCTGTCTCGCAATCTCGTCTTTGCGCCGATCACGTCGACGCTGTATCGGCGTTTGATGGAAAGCTTTGCCATCGCACTCAACTAACGCAACCACCCGGCGCGGCAGCGAATACAACACGCAAATCGCGAAATCGTACCGAAACCGCTTAAGCTTGTATTGCGGCAACACATAACATCCGCGCGGCTCGGCAAGCGCCAACAATGCAGGATAAATCTTGGTTTCAATTGGACTTTCCATCCGCAAGATCGCCAACATGCGACGCACTTGGCGGATCGCTTTCTCAGTCTTGCGATCAGGATATGGCATGCCGACACCCCAGCGCGAGAATTGAGTGCCGGTGAGCCTCCAAACTGGGATGACTTGGGAGGCAACGGTTTCGAACCCGCTGTCCCGGCGTGCCGAGATCGTGCGGCGACACGAAAAGCTCGGCGGCAATCAAATGATCTGATTTGCCCCGCTGTCGTCAAGCCGACATATCCGGCTGTTCACACTTTCCCCCGCCGCCGCCAGCCAAAACCATAAATCCGCCGGCGGGTGAAAATGTACCAATACCAACACCCCGGCCACCGCTTGATTATCATGCCACTCAACTCCCGGTATATGTTGGACGGCACAAAAAAGACGCCGCCCGCTGTCGTTACCAACCAAGCGGCGCCAAGCTAAAATACCGGCAAACTCTCCACCTTCTCCAACTCACGCAACGTCTCCACAATCTCACTCAGCAATTCTAGATGCTGCTGGCGCCGATCCTTGCTCGGCCGCCCATGAACCACCAACGTCGGATACCGCCGCCGGTACGCCTTCAACAATCGCTCGGCCTCGCGCCTCAACTCGCCAGCACTGAAGGCCGATGCCATAACGCCCTCATCGGTTCGAGCACACTCACCGGCACAAAATACGCCGGCCGCGCCCCCTTGCGAAAATACTCTCCCCGCTTGCCATGGAGCGCACGTCGCCAGCCCACAAGCTCAACTACCGGCGATTTGACATTCACCACCGCCAGCACGAACGGCAGCGCCCCATCATCATCATCATGCAGGATCAGCGAATAGTTCGCCGTGCGCTCGGTCGCCCGCACCTCGACACAGCCGCCGACGTCGATCGTCTCGTAATCGCCCCAGCCGCCGGTCCAAGCCAAGTTGAGATACTTCGCCACCGCCAACTCGCCCAGCATGCCGGGATAATGCAGGTCGAACCCGCCCTCGGCCGTATTCGCCCCGTACTTGTCCCGCGTCCTGTGCCGCCGCGCAGTCAGCGCCCGCTGGTCCGCCCCATAACGCGCAAGCTCAACCTCCCACGGCGCCAGCGTCACAAACTCGCTCATTTCTTGCGCCGCCGTCGGTACATTCGACCATTGCGCAACGCCACCTTGAGTTCAGTCTCAAGCCGCTGCCCGCGCGCTTTCTCAACCAATAACTCCTCGCGCAATTGCTCTGACTTCTCTTGCGCCTCGTCGCGCTGGCGACAAATGCCCGCAATGATCGTGTTGGCCTCCAGCCGATCGCGCCGCAAAAGCTCGCCAGCCTCGCTCTCGCGCGCCAGCAACGCCCGCAAATCCCGGTGCAACTTGCTCTTCACTTGATCCCGACAAAGCGCTCGAACGCCTCCAGATCGCGCTGCCACTCGCTCAGAAATGCCCGCGCCGCCGCCACAAACTGATTGCAGCGCAGCCGCTGGCGCGCTTCCATCTGTTCCACCGTCGCAATCAAAGTCGGCTGCGCTTCATCGCCCGCCGCTACCACCCGCGCCCCCGCCGCTGCTAACCGCTCGCTCAATAACTGCGAACGCCCGCCATTGCCGGAGACCGTGCGCTCATGCTCGTCCTTGCGATACTCACCTTGCGTCGGCATGCGCCCTCCTCTTCGAACGGTTGAGCCGGTACGGGTTCCATTTCTTCATCTGCGCCGGCGTCGCCGCCGCCCGCTGCCGAAACGCCAGCACCGGATCATACTGGAACCGGCGCGCCTCCAGCATCGCCCCAAGCACATGATGGGTCGCCGGCGGACAGCCGCGGTGCAGCCAGTTCATGATCACCCGCACATCCTCGGCAAAGATCGCCGCCACCGCATACGGCCCGCCCAGCGCCTCGATCACCTCGCGCCCACTCTTGATCATGTCGTCCTTTAACACGACGTCTTGCCAAATAAAACGGGGTGTGGAAAATTTAACGCGATGTGGGGATATGCCTTATTCTTGCCATAAACGCGGTGTTTAACAGGGGCATCAACCACGGAGCAAAACAATGACCACCGAATATAAAGACGGCAACCTCACCCGCCAACTCGAAGCCCTCCTCGACCGCTACGGCGCCGGCCACCCCGCCGGCTACGGCATGCACGCCCTCCTCCTCGACCTCGCCTTCATCGCCGGCGAAAAGGCCGAGCACCTCCGCAGCAATTGGCAAGACCCCCGCAGCGCAAAACTATGGGACCACGCTTCCCAAATCTGCGACAAAGCCCAGGCCAGGGTCGCCTGCTAACATGACCGATAACCCCCGCGACCTCGACCTCGAACACTTCCTGCAATGGCAGCGCACCCGTAACGAAATCCTGCGTGCACTCGCCGGCGATAAACAAGCCATCGCACAGAACCACCAAAAGGAAAAACCCATATCCTTCAGCGAGGATTTTCCGCTCTCGCAAAACCCCAATAAAGCCGATCAGTGGAAGGAATAAAATAATGCAACGCACGATCGCCGTGAAACGTAACTGGGAAGAAATCTTTGACATACTGCGCAAGGAAAACAAATGAACAGCGACAAAAATTTTGTTCCAGCACCCGCGCAATTCGAACCACCCACTACACCGCGCGCGCCCGATTGGATGACCGCGCCCACGCTCACCACCGCGCTGGTCGAGCGCATCCGCGCCGGCGCCTCGCTCGAAGAAGTCAAACAATTCTACGCCTTCATGCGCGAGATCGAACAGCACGAGGCCGCCAAGGCCGCAGCCACAGACTTCGCCGCCATGCAGGCCGAACTCCCCCCTATCCCTAAACTGGGCGCCATCGACATCGGCCGCGGCAAACCGCAAAAATACATGCGCTGGGAAGATATCGCCCGCCTGATCAAACCGACACTTGCCAAATACGGCTGGGGCCTATCGTTTCGCATTCTCAGTGAAAGCGAAACCCACGTCGAAATTAAAGGTATCCTCGAACATAAAAGCGGCATCCTGCGCGAAACCACGCGCCGCCTGCCGCTGGACAAATCGGGTTCCAAAAATATCGTCCAAGCCTATGGCTCAACGCAGTCATACGCGATGCGATATGTCGCTATCGCACTCTTAGCACTCGCCGCCGAAGGTGAAGACGATGACGCCAGCAAACTCGGCCCGCAAACCTCGGACGAGTTTTTCATAACCGAAGAACAGGCAAACTACCTCGCCGCCGAATGCGACCTCGCCGAGCTCGGCACCAACCAGTTCTGCCAAGCCTTCGGTATCGAAAAACTCTCCGAGCTCCCGCGCCGCCGGTTCGATGAAGCAAAACGACGGCTGGAGAACCGCATCGAACTGGTGAACAAGGAAAAGGACAGGGACGATGCAGCGAACCCCTGAATGGTATCAGGCCCGCCTCGGCAAAGCCACAGCTAGCCGCATCGCCGATGTTATGGCCACGCTCAAAAACAAAAATGAGGAAGCGACATCGCGTCGGAATTACAAGGGCGAAAAAGTCCTTGAGCGATGGACGGGAGAATGTCAAGAAAGCGGTTATACCAATACCGCCATGCAATATGGCCTCGAAATGGAAGCCGAAGCGCGCGCCATGTATGCATTGGAGAATGCCATTAACGTGGTTGAGGTCGATTTTATCGACCATCCTCGCATCGCAATGGCCGGTTG